GGCTCTTTAAATGGTAACATCATAAATGAATCTCTGATGTTTCCTCCTGGTGCATCCACATCTCTAAATTCTCCTGGCTGAATGCTTTGAGCGTCGTCTCTTATTCTAATACCTCGTTGTTTAAATCCTGCAGGTAAATTTGATAGTGTTCCTGCGTCTAGTAGTTGTCGTAATGCAGAAGTAGCTGTTCTAGATAATCCACCAATCATGTGGATCAAACCAAAACCATAAAATCCTAGTCCTGGTAAAAATTTAAAATGTACAAAGTAATCTATTTTATTTCTTAATGGATCACCTATTTCATAATTTCTTCTTATAGATAAAACTTCTCTAGAGTTTTCTTCAAGAGTAACCACATACGGAAGTTTAATTCCTGTTGGTTCACCATCTTGTCCCATGTCTTCAAAACCCTCTAAATCAAGATTAACATGACACTCTAATAAATTAAATACATCTTCGTCTCTTCCTTTAGTTTCTCCCTGAAGTTCACGTTCTTTTTTTTCAACTTCAGTTTCGTTTACAGGTCCTGGTTTTAAATCTATGTCTCTATAAAAACCAGCTACTTGTTGTTTTCTTAATTCGTTTTCAGATATTTGTACGCGATGAATGATAGATTCCGCATCATCTAATGAGGTAGCTGTATACGGAACGATCAAATCATCAGCGGGTACAAATTTAGAGCAAGCCATTTGGGCTGCTTCATCGTAGTAAACTTTTTTAAAAGCAGATCCTGCTAATGGTAAATGAAACAGTAAAGAATCAAAATCAGGTTCATAGTCTGTCATTTTTTCCATGATTTGATAATTCATAAAATCTTTTACTCTTTGTGATTGTTGTTCTTTTGCCGGTGTTGGCATTCCTAAAATCTGTGTTCTAACTGGTCCATTTGCTGGTAATAATTCTTTGTAAGCTAACGCTTGAAACTGTGTAACAGCTTCAGCTAATACAGGGTGAGTCGCTCCGCTTGCACCTTGAAATGGTTCTGTTCTATTATCGTATTTAAATCCTAAAAGATCTAAACCCTCTCTGTAACCTCTTTCCCAATCTTTTCTAGAATTTTTATAGTCTTGATAATTTTGATACAAAGAAGTTCCAAGTCTTCCAAGAATATCATCAGGTAAATGTTCTGCTAAATTATCGTAGTGATTTTCTCCACCCTCAACAGATCCGATAGATGGATCATAGTTTATGTCAACTGATCCGTCTTCGTTTTCTGTAACCTCTACAGGATTACCTCTTTCATCAACCTTTTGTTGCTCTTGTTCTTGAGCAATTTCAATTTCTTCAGGTGATGGTACTTTTATCTCTTGCTCTACGTTTGGAAGAGACTTGTCTATGTCTGCCATTTATTTTCTCCAATTTTACAGGTTTAACAGTATTATAATTAATAAGCAAGCCCTGAGGCTGTGGCCCTCTTTTAGGGGGTATAGTTTTAGTTAGTTTCATCTGGTTTATCCATATCTCTTATCATTTCACTAAATTCCTCATCTAACGGCTCCTCATCAACAAACTTGCCCTCCTCAAGAAATTCACCTGTTTCTTCATCAAAATAATCACGTGTTGTTCTTTTGCCTTTACCTGTAAAGGTATCTATTTCAGTAGTCGTTTTAAATCTAGATGGTGATACAGGGTTATCTGGGCCTAGTAAAATCATGCTTGGATTTTCTGGGTTAGGCATGGGGAATAAATCATCAGACAGCTTTTTAAAATCTATATCAGATGGTAGTGTTTCAACCAAAGCTTTTGTCCTATCATTTGCTGTTTTAAAGTTAAATTGCTTAGTATCGTTTGCAATATCATTTAAAATTGATTGATACTCTTCTGGCATAATTTTTTTAAGTTCTTCTACGTCCTCTAACGCTGTCATTAATTTATTTTTATCTGGTATGTTTTTATAAGGCGTTAGTATGTTCTCTATACCTTTTTGTTCGCCAAACATTCTAACATCGTTGTAATTACTAAACGTTGATTGCTTAAGATTATTTAATCTATCTTTAATCATGAACATTAGTCGTAAAGGAAAAGGTCCTGTGCCTGATGCAAATCCAAGTCTAGTTGCCATGATTCCACCTTTTGACATAAAGTCTCTTGGAATATTACCTGTAATTCTATCAAAGAATCCTAAGCTTTTTTCTTCTTCTTCCTCAAGGGGTATTTCTGGTTTAATTCCTACGTCTTCAGGTAATGCTTCTTCATCAGGTGTAACTTCTAATAAACCTTTCTTTAATTGATTCTCACGAAGTTTTTGATAATCAGCTGCTTTTTCTTCTAGTCTTGTTTTAAGTTTTAAATCTTCAACTTGACCAATTAAAGCCGCTAGTCTTTCATTTTTTGTAAACTCTGGTGCAGCAAATTCTTCTGCGGGTGTATCCATACCTAATGTTTCAACTTCTTCAGCAAGAGCTTGATCAGCTCTATTTATTTTAGCCATAGCTTTTTTATAGTCACTTAAAAATCCTAAATCTTTAAGCACTTGTGCTTTTCTGTACGCATCTGCTGCTGGTGCACCAAAGCCAAGAGTGGCTACGTTAAGTGCCATTTCTTTTGGTGTACGTCCTGCGTATGTGTCTAATACAATACTAGCTGGTGCAAAGTATGCTTCAGGAAGAGCAATTCTTCCTGCAGTAGATAGAGCTCTAATACCTTTGCCAGGAGGCACACGTGATTTTAACGGATCAATAAGTTCCTCTTTAACTGCTCTAGCTGCTAAAGCGGGATCAAGGTTCATACCTGCTCTGCTATAAATTTCTTGAAGAGCTGATAGTTTTTTTGCAGCGGGAATTTCTGTTTTTCCAAGCACTGCTTTTTTTGCAATTTGAATAGGTGTGTCTAATTTTCTATTTCTTACCAAAATGTCTTCAGCTAATTTTAATTCATCTTTTGCTAAAGTGTCTATATCTTTTGTAAAATCATAACCTATTTTTTTAATATAACTCTTCGCCTTTTCAGGAGTATAGTCTTCTGTTTTTAACAAACCTAATTTTGCTTGTCCTTCTATTTCTTTTATAAGTCCTGCCGCCGAATTGATTCTTCTTGGTAATACTCTTAAATCAGAAAAAGGTTCTGTTTCTACACCTTTAAAATGATCAATCTCATAAGAGGATCTTCCTTTTCCATATCCCGCTCCTTTTCCATAAGCATCTTCCATTACGTTTTTAAGTGTAGTTTCTTCTTTGGTAACAGGATGTATTGCTTTTTTAGATAATAATTTATTTAAATCATCAAATGACTTGTATACCTCTTTGAACGCAGGTATCTTTTTACCTTCTTTTAAAAGTTGTTTATAATTATATTTTTTATTTTTATAAATAAACTCTGAATCAAAATCTGTAATACGATTACCTTTTGCATCTAAGTCACCTGGTTTTTTAACAAACTTAATTTTATCTCCGCCTTTTTCAACGTGTCTTTTAGCAGATTGAATAATAAATTTTTCTGGAGAGGTGAACGTCATAGCGGGAACTCTTTGTTTCACTTGCTCTGTTATTTTTCCTACTTCACCCAAAGTCATGCCTTGTGCTTTTTTTTGAAATCCTGCTGATGCAATTTTATTTAAAATAGGTTTAAAAGCTTTATATTCAGGAAGGTTGTTTAGAAAGAAATTAGTACCAGCTCTATCTAAACCTGTTCGGTCAGCAATGGCTTTTGAAAAATCTTGAAGTTCTTTTATTGGTGTGTCTGGGTCATTAACAATAGAATTAAAAACTTTTTTTGTTTTGTCTCTTTGATTCTCTAATTTAGGAATATTAAATTTTTTAAGGTTTTGATAATAAAACGTATCTCTTGATTTAATTCCCGCCTTCTTTGCTAAATCTTTCATCGTTACAAATTTTTCACCATTGTTTGCTTCCTCCACTAATTCTTTTAATTTTGAAAATCTTTCATTTCTTTGTGTTGTTTCAGGAGTAGGTATTTTTTCATCTTTTAAAATTCTATAAAGTGTGGGTTTAGATATAGATAATCTTTTCATAATTTCTTGAGCTGGAATTTTTTCTTCAAGAAACATTTTTTTAATTTTTGCTACAATTTCTGGATTCTTTCTCAAAGATTCTCCAAATTGATTTGTGCCTGTTCTAAATTCTTCTCTCCTAATAAAATCTACAGACTCATCCATCAACCCACCACCAATTTTTGTAAGAGTGTCTGACAGTCTTTTTGTTCTTACTCTTTCTCTCTCTTCAAATAATTCTACTGGCTTTGCCTCTGGTAAAATATCTTCTTCAATTGACTCAATACTGTAATCAAGTGCTGAGTCTTCTAAATCAAAATTAATGTTTGCAGTTTCAGGTTCTTTAAGTTTATTAATTAGTGCTTGTCTTTTAAGAAGTTCAGAGGCCATGTTAAACCCCCATCAAATACGATAGTCCACCGTCTGCTTTGTCGTCTCTTTTAATTAAATCAAAACCATCAAATTCATCTATAAATTCTCTTGCTGCTTCCACTTCATTTCCTGCTCCCTCTATGATTCCATCAAGAGCTTCAAACTTAGTATTGTTTCTTTCATAATATTGATCATAAATTTCTAAAGGATCCATTTTTTGATCAGCTCCAGCTCTTAAGTCATCATAGTTTGATAAACTTTTTCTAACATCTTCTGGTAAATTAATTCTATCATCAGCTAACAAAACTCTTCTAACAACCGCTCTACGTTTACCCTCTGTCACAAGATCTGGACCTCTTGCACCACGACCGAAACCAAAAAAGTTTTCCATCGCTTGTAGTGCTATACTTTCTGCCTCAGGGCTACCTGTTTCTGTTCTTTGTAATTTTTGTATAAATTTACCTTGTTCACTTTGTGGATCAACGCCTTCAGGTAAACCAAGTCTTTCTTTTAACGATGCTATGCCTTCTTCATCAACTTTAGTTTTAGTTTTTAAATCTATGATCTCTCCTGTCTCTTCTTTGGGTTGCACAAACTCTGTAGATTCACCAGCTCTTTTGTTTCTAGCTTTTATATAATTTTCTAAGTTTGCTTGGTAGTTTGCAACCTCTTGTGAGCTTCTGTTGCTTAACTGAAACGGAGCGTACTCCAATAATTGTGATTCTATGATGTCAAATGTTTTATCATCTTCAAAAGCTTTTAGGCTATACTTGGCTTTTGTTGGTGCGTTTACATCAAACTTTTGTGGTTTGATTACGTTTGCTTTTGTACCAACGATTTGGTTTACAAAATTTTTACCAAACGCTTTTTGCATTAACTCTAATAATCTGAAAGGGTTTTGTACCATTAATAATAATTCCTTTTAGTTTTCATTATCTTTTCCTCTTTTTCATCGTCAGGATGTAATATGAAACCACCCTGTCTGAAACGCATGATGGCTTGAGTTGTCGAGTCAACCAAATCGTCATGCTCACCAAATGGAAAAGCCGCACATTCCTCGATCACTTCTTCAGCAAATTCCTGGTTCGGAGCCCATATCATACCAGATTCAAATAAAGGTGCAACCGAATTAACGCGTGTATGCTTATCATTACCTTTTGACGGAGAGAAGTTGACTACAGGTATTCCCATCTTTCTCAACTCATCAGTCAAAGGTTGACCTGAAGCCTTTGATTCAATAATTACCGTATCAGGATCCCAATACTTCCATTGTTCAAAAGCTATCTGTTTTAACTCTGGAAAATCATATCTGCCTTTCTTAGCATCTAATAATATTAAACTCGCAGGGCTATCATCATTTAAATAAAACACACCCCATGTGGTGATTGCAGAATAGTCAGCTGTTTGTTTTTTACCAAACGCTGTATCGTAAGATTGTATGACATGCTTCAGTGCAGGTATCCAATCTTCTTCCCATGGCTGCCACCATTCTCTTTTGATGATTGCACCTTCTTCTGATGTGGGGTTCTGCATATACTGAGCATTCCATTTCTGTATACCCGTTGATGCTTTGACTGCTTCTAATTCTTCTAGCTTCCAATATTCTGGCCACAAAGGTTTACCGCTTGGCATGATGGCAGGAAACTCTATGATCTCCCACTGATCAGCTTTGGCTTCTCGCTGCGTGCCTAACAGCATACCTGTAAGATCTTTTGTATTCCATCTTGTCATGACTAGAATAATTGCACCGCCTGGCTGGAGACGTTGACGAGGACCTGATGTATACCATTCGAAAGTT